TATCCACAAGTCAAGGAACAGGAGCAGGTGAAACAACTATTTTTAATAATCGTATCGGTGATAGAATAACATTAAGAGGAATAAAACTTACTATGATGATAGAATTAAATGAGAGATATAGTGATGTTACATTTAGGTTATTAGTTATAAAATGCGCTAAAGGTGATATACCAACACGCGCTACATTATTTAATAATATATCAGGGAATAAAATGTTAGATACTATAAATAAGGAACGATATACTATATTACATAGTAAAATTTTTAAAATTAAAGCTCCAAATATTGCATCCAATGGTGTAGCCTCAGGTGGAGCACTTACAGGAGCCGGAACATTTGATATGTTGAACGGACAACAAACATTATTAAGTAGAGGAACTAGAATTGTTAAAGCTTGGTTACCTTATAAAGCTTTTAGTAAATCAGGAGTAATAACATATGAAGATGGATCTAGTCAAGTTAAATTTTTTGATTATAGAGTTGTGCTTTATGCATATTCTAATTATTCTACATTACAAGACGTATTTAATGTAGGACGTGTTAATGATTATATTAAGCAAACATATTTCACAGATGCTTAAGTTGGTAGCCGTCAGGCTGCCAAAAAAAGCCGCCGGCAGGCAAACGCCGTAGGCAGCATGAGCTATAGCAAAAACTGGTTGCCTTTAGGCTCTGCCTTCAGGTAGAGCCTCAAAGTTCATGTCAAACAGTTTCTGAAATACCTTAATTATATATTTTATATAATTAAGATATTAAACAATTTTTTAAACTATTGAAAAAATCCATTAATTTCTGTATATATTTTCATATATATTTTTATAATATATTATCTAATATATTATCTTCATAATCTTTTAAAACGTAAGTATTAGGACATATTGTTTTTATAATCCATTTATCGGCGGTCATTTTACCTTCTACAGGAAGACAATTTGCAAATACTAAAATATGAGGAGAGTTACACACGAAGCATCCAGCTTCAAATTTATTATTAGAAATACAACCGTCTTTAATTTGTTCCATAGAATCATAAGAAATACATTTATTATCAATATCTCTAGGAAAATTATAAATCATAATTTTATTTTTGTTATTTAACATATAATCTTTATTATTATAAACTAGATTAATAATATCGTTTTTTTTACCACCGTAAGAAAAAATAGCTCCATATTTAACGTGTAAATATTTGAGGAATTGAGTTTTGCCACAGTTCCCGAATTCGTCATATATCCAATATATGCCACGATTCGAGGGTTTCAGTAAAAGAAGCTCAACAAGCGTTTTTTGAAATGGCCTAAGCTCAATTATTAACTCTATTTCTTCAGGGAAACCATGGCTCCATTTGTTGCCAATGCATGTGTCTTCTTTTTCGCAGTAGTCAAACGCTGCGTCTGCATTTCTGGTAATTTCCCAATGTGCATGATATATAATATTTTTAAGTTCTGTTAGACGTTTAGCGGTTTTAAATTCGACGTTCCCCTGTAAATGTCGAATACCGCTTTCTTTTCCTATTTCTTCTTGAAACTTAAATTTTTTAGAAATTAAAATTAATTTTTCGTATATATCTTGCCCATTTTGCCCAAAGTTTAAGTAGTTGTTAAAAGTAAAGAACCAAATCTTAATTCTTTTTCTCTTATCTATGACGGGGGATGAATTAGTGTTACCATCCCCCGTTTTGCCCTTTTTGCCCATGATTTTTATATATAATTCTAGGTTAGATATTTTTTTTTCTAAATAACCGAATTTCTATATATTTTTTTTTAAAAAAATACTTTAGAAATTAAAAATTAAAAAAATACTTTAGAAAAATTTTTTTCTCATATTATAATATATAGTTTCTCAACGATGGTTTATAAATCTAAACCTCGTGCGCGTAGGCCAGTTTATCGAAAACCAGTCAAACGCACTATTAAGAAAAAATCTTTAAAAAACATTGTTTCTAAAATGATTAAAGCCAATGCTAAGAAAACATTAGAGGTTAAAAAATCAGTTTTTACATCCGATGATGGAGTGCAAGTAGCACATAATAATTTCGTAACTTTAGATAATAATATATTATCCACAAGTCAAGGAACAGGA